CGTGTTTTAAAAGCTGAATGTCTGAAGGAGGGTAAATCGTTAGTTCTTGGTTAGATTCCTCAGTAACGATATCATTAAAAGTAAGTACAGCGAGAGGCCAAAAACCACGCACAGAAGGTTCCAAAGGTTCAGGCGCGAGACAGTACTTATCATAGCCGTCAACAATATAAAAGTGGCTACCGTCACGTCGGTTAAGTATTTCATAAAGCCAGCATTTAGCGTTGTCTTTGTCTTTCGGTTGAGAAGATAAATCTCCAGATTCGACGGTGTCTTTCTTTCCGTATTCTTCGGAGGTGGACATTGTCTTTTTAAGATTGCCCTCTTTAATGTCCGTTTCAAACATGTCATTAACATCTTTTATAGAAAGATGATATTCAACAGCGATCCATTGTGCACCTATGAAACCTTTGAGATTCTTACAACAAGGGTCGATTATAACAGAAGTTGAAGGAAGGAAGTCAAAGACTAAACGTTCAGCAAGAGCTCCGTCTTCATTGCCGACAGTAACAGCGAGAGTGTTGAGCAAGGCTTTTAACTGTTCCTGGCGCTTATCATCTTGTTGGATATCCCCCTCTTCAACCTTTTCAAGATAAGAACGTGCCATTGTAGCTTTGTTCAAAAAGGTATCCGACATCCCATTGGAGGTGAAATGATGTTCGATGTCGCGAACAAAAGACACACGGCAGAAAGCAACACCTGTTACAATCGCTTGACGGACACATTGTTTTAACTGTACCTTTGCGTCGCCTGATTCGATGTCTTGTTCATCAAGAGCGTATTGAAATAAAATCTCAAGGGTCTCTCCAACATGTTTCATCTGTTCTTCAGCTTGTTGTCCATGAGCGAAGTCCGCGATCAACGCCATTTCGCTAGGATTCAACGGCATTCCTATTCCTGCTTTCTGTATAAGAGGAATGATATTTTCCAACTTGCCGTCGTAAAGAAGGTAGTCTTTGCGCTTACGGCGAGTATATTCAGCGGTGGGATTGCGTGCGTAAAGCTGCGCGGTCTTCGCTTGTACTTCGCGCAAAGCAACATTCGCAATGTATTTTCGATCGTCAATGGTTTTTTGTCCGGGCCATTGAATACCTCCAGCGAATTTCATATTGTCCCGCATCCGCTGGAAATCTTTTTGAAACTTTTTCTTGCTCTTCTTTATTTTACCGAGCCATTCTTTTATATACGAGGCGATTGCAAGTGCGTCGCTTGTAGATTTTTCATCGTTCTTTTCTTTGTCCTTTTCGTCGGATTTGGGTTTAGAAAAGATTTTAGACGACGACGAGGAAGAAGAAGAAGAAGAAGAAGAAGGGGAAGAAGTAGAAATAGAACTGGTCGCCCCTGCGGTGCTCTCGCCGGTACCTAATTGTTGTTGTTGTTGTTGTTGTAAATCAAGAGGCATATTATATTACTTAATTATAAAGAACTTCAACTTCCTCCTTTAACCTTTGGTTTCTAGCCTGTTGCTTCAACCAGGCAAAGTTTAAACAAGGAGTTTGATTGACATTGATATCTTTAGGAGTGTTGTCAACTTCCGCTTCTTCCCCGGAAGAAAGTGAATTCAACGCCTTGCCAATCAACCCACACATGTCTACAAAATCATCATCCTTACCTCCGTCGAAGGTAAGCAGTTCGTATTCGGCATCGTCCCACCAACTTGCGAATTTCGGAAAGAAAACCTTGTGCATGGACATACGACCTTCAATTGAAGACGCACGTGAACGTTTGTCCTTCTTGGAAGTAATTTCTTTGACGTTAAAATAGACTTTCGTTTCACGTTTGCGCTTCGATAAAAATGGGCCGATTGCTTGAGTTATATGTACCTTTTCCGCGTACCAACAAATAGGAGAATATTTCTTCGCGAGTTTAATCATCGCTTCAACTTGCTCGGAGGCGTCAGCCCGACGCCAAAAAATTTCAGGAAGAAGCCAGAGGTTGTCTTTCGAGTCAACTCCCCACACACCAAAACAACTCTTATTGGCTTCTTCCTTTTTAGAAATAGCGTGGTCGGAAGTTATGTATATTTTTAACTCGTTAAGGGGAGGAAGTTCATTTGCTCGATAGCCTTCAAAAGTGGAAGAGTCGAAGAAATTTCCTGTCTCGGGACAAGGACGCTGTTGGTAGAGTCCCGCGCGAGTCTTTGCGGGCTTTCCATCAACCGCGCGGATGAACGCTTCATTAAAGTATTCAGGCCAGAGAGTCTCTCCCTTTTGACGGCCAAGGGGGTCGTTGTCAAACTCCGCGCGAAAGGGAATGGAAATGACATCCCATTCATCAGAATCCCCTGCGAGACCATTGGGAAAGTCCTCGGTTTTATTTAGTAATTGCCCACAAAGGTCTTGTTCATGCCTGCGGTTGGCTATGATAAAGATAACAGCATCGGGTTTTGCCCTAGGGGTGAAGTCGTTTAAATACCACTGCCCCAACTTTTCACGATGAGTTTTTGAATTAGCCTGTTCCTCCGTACCAATGGGGTCGTCAATAAGGCCGAAGTCGAACCTATGTCCTGCAATGCCTGCGCCAGTGCCTGCGCAGAAGTAACGCCCTCCATTAGTTGTTTCCCACTCGTCCGATGCACGCGTGTCTTTTTCGAGTTCATAGCCAAGGATGTTGGAGTTTTGCTCTACGATATTGCGGCCAGCGCGACCGAAGGAGTTGATTAAATCCTTCGAGTAAGATGATGCTAATATGCAACTACCTGGGCAATGACCCAAAAACCAAGGAATGAATTCTTTTGAAGTATAGGTTGATTTTGCAGACCCAGGAGGCATGAGAAGCATCACCTTACGTTTGTGTTTAAACTTCTTGGTTGTAGGATCAGGGAAGTCGTCAACGAGTTGTTGGAGTTTTGCGATGATTAAATCGTGATGTTTCGCAGGTTGCCAGCCACGAAGAAGACACCAAGAACGAAAGTCTTTTCGTGCGGAGCGACGAAGAAGAAGTTCTTGAGCGGCTTGTTGTGGAGATAAGGGCATAGAGGATAGAGGATAGAGGATAGAGGAGTTTATTTCTATTTCTAACTATTCCCAAAAGCGATTTTAGCAAGCTCATCGTCGTTCATTTCTTTCGCAGTTGCTTGGCGAACGGAATAAGGTTGATTAGGCTTGCCGTATTTTCTATCAAGAATGTCGTTATTTGCCTTGCGTTTGACTTCTTCATTCTTAGCGTTCTTTGCAATTACGATAAGACGTTCAGCGGCAGCAAGACTTTCTTTTTGCAAAAGTGCCATAGCGGCGTCGCTACTTCCGTGAACAACCTTTAATGCTTGCTGCATTACAAAAGGTTGCTTTGCAAGATAATTTATATTGGCTTGCGTGCGTCCGGTGAGTTCGGCGATTTCTTTATTTGTTAATCCCTGGGCGAGTAAAGTAGCAATGAGACGGTGGGCGTAGGTTTCCTTTTGATTTTCATAAGCCCCACGGGAGTCTTGGCCGAAAAGGGGTTCTTCTTTTTTCTCAGGGTTTAAATCTATTTGAGATTCCGACAAAGGCAAAGACAAAGGCAAAGGCAAAGACAAAGGCAAAGAATTAGTGGAAGTAAAAGTAATAGAGGCGGCGTGAGTCTCCCCCATTAACCCCTGAAGGACGTCCTGCGCACTTTCTGTGTATTCGTCGCTCATCTTATTTCTTATTTCTTATTTCTTATTTCTTCAAACCTTCAAAAGTTCTCCCCCATTTTTCGTAAGGGGCATTGCCCACATCTCCAACTTTTGAAAGGGATTCAAATCTTGTTGTTGCATTAACTTTTTTAACTCCTCGCTTACTAAAAACCCTTCTAAGAAAGAATTCCTCCCCGCTTTCATCGCTTTCATCGCTTCACTCCTAAGTTCTTTTCTTTCTTTCTTATTCATTTCCTTATTTATCCTATATCCTACCTTCACCTTAAAGCAGCGTGGCTAAAAATGCAAATAAAAATGAAGGAATCTTTTTATTCTTAGTATGGAAGAAAAATCCCATTTTGCGTGGTGAGTGAGGTGGGTCCCCTAGCCGATCAACGCCATTTCATTTTCTTAGACATCACCCCCTCCCCTCCTTACCTATTCCATCTCTTTATGCACCTAAGATTCTTATCGGAAGTTATTATATGATTGAACTATTATTATATGATTGAACT